CGTTCTTCCGGCTGAAACCGGGACGTACTACTTCAATCCAGCCATCATGCAGGAGGCAGATGGACGAATCATGCTTTTCGCACGTCGCTGCCGCAACAAGCGCGAGAAGGATGAGGACGTTTACACCGAGAAAAACGACATCGTTGCCTTCGAGCTGAGTAAAGATTTACGAGCCACAAAAAAGTCGATCCTCCAGCTCACCTCGAACTACCCGAACGAGCAGTTCGAAGATCCGCGTGTCGTGAAGTTCGGCGACAAGTACGGTGTGAGCTGCTGCACGTTCGTTCCGTTCAAGAGCTACGCGCATCAGGCGATGTTCCTGCTCGATAAGCAGTTCCTGAACGTGGGTCGGTTCGATCCGATCTACGGCAACAACTACGCGCAGGCCATGATCAACGATGGCCATGAGAAGAACTGGCTCTACTTCGTCCACGATAATGCGCCACACATGGTGTATTCGGCCAATCCCCATGTCGTTGTGCGCCTTAATGGGCGGCTAGAGAAGGATGCCGAATATGTCACCGAGGAGTTCAATCCGCTCTGGAAATTCGGAGAGGTTCGCGGTGGAACGAATCCCATTTACGCGGACGGCTTGTACTGGACCTTCTTCCACAGCTCGCTGCCCTGGATCAACGGCAAGCGCCGCTATTACATGGGTGCGTACGCTTTCGAAGCTAAGGCTCCATTCCGCATTGCTCGCATGACGACACTGCCGCTTCTTACCGGCACCAATCAGCAGGACTGGTGGCCTGGACTGCCTGCGGTCGTGTTCCCGTGCGGCGCTTTCTTCGACAGCGCGAAGAACAATTTCGTCATCTCATACGGCATCAACGATGTGGATTGCGGCTACATGAAGCTGCCACTGGCCGACTTGCTTGAGGTGACAAAGGTGATTCGACCGAAGCGCGATGTCGTCAACAAGGAGAACCCTCCAAAGCTGACTGACGTTCTCGATCCGATTCCCGAGCGGCATAAACTGAAACGAAACAAGAAATCAAAGTACAATGAACTGGCTAAGAGGCTTGACGAAGAACCCGAGCAAACAGGCGAAGCAGGACCTACTGAATCTGCCTGAGGTAAACCTGAGCGATTGGCAGAACGAGGGCCAGCAGGCAGAACTTGCTGCGATTATGCGAAATCCGATCCTTCGCATGGCCATTCGCATCGTGTCGGAATCAATCCCGGTGCCGATGCCGTCTCATGGTAGCAAGGAATCGGATATTATTTTCGCTGCCGGTGTAACCGCTGGCTACGCGCATTGTCTTGAAAACCTCCGCAAATTGGCCGTAATTGAAACAGCGAAAGAACCTGAAGCAACTTTTGAAAAACAGTATTAAATCTTAAAATATGGACGAACCCCTGAACTCACCCATCGTCAGTAACGGCCAGACTCCAGACTTTGGAAGCTCGTTTATCGATGCTTTCAAGGCAATCGGCGCTGATAACGCGACTCCCGCTGAGAAGCCAGCAGTTACCGCCGCTCCGCAGAAGACTGACAATACACCGCCCAAGCTCAGTAAATCCGAGATGGATATTGAGCGGATGTTCTCCAAAAAGACCGCTGCTGAACCCAGCGCCGCCGCCCCAGCAGCGCCGGACGACGCGGACATTCCTGAGACAATCAAGTCCACGAAAGCGGCTGACGCTTTCCGCAAGATCAAGGAGGAGAAGGCGCAGTTGGCCAAGCAATTGGACGAGCTGAAGGCTGGTAAGTCTACCAACCCTCAATTCGAATCGCAGCTCAAGACATTGCAGGAGGAGCGTGACGCGCTTTCCGAGCGTGTCCGATTGTTGGACATCGAGCGTCATCCTGACTTCATCAAGAAGTACGAGGGCAAGATTACCGGCGTGTTCGATTCGGTGAAGAACCTTGTCGGAACCGATGGCGAGCGGCTTGTTTCGCTCCTGAAATCACCCGATAGCGACTATCGCAACTCGCAGATCGACGACATCGTTGAGGGTCTTTCTCCGTCCAAGAAGGCCAAGCTCGGTGCGTTAATTGTTAAGTACGACGAAATTAATGGCGAACGGTCTTCAGAGTTGACCGAGGCAAAGGCTGATTACGATGCGGTCATCTCCAAGTACAAGCAGGACAATGAGGAGGGAACAAAGGCTGCACTGGAGTCGGCCAATAAGACCTGGCAGAAGGTTTCCACCGATGCTCGCTCGCTCGAAATCTTTGAGCCGCGTGAGAACGATGATGAATGGAACACCGAGCTGAATGGCCGACTTAGCCTTGCCCAGCAAATCTTCAATGGTGAGAACAGCGAGGAGGATCTTGCCAAGGCTGCTCTTTGGGCTGCTGCTGCGCCAAAGTACCGCGAGCTTCTCTATGCTCAGGTTGAGGTGAACAAGCGCTTACAGGCCGAGCTAACGAAGTATCGAGGAAGCGAACCTGGCGTTACCTCGAAGGCGACATCTGGAGGTTATCGACCGGCAAATGCGAATGCCGCGAAGAGTGAAGACTTCGTCGCCAGCGTGATGAAGTCGCTCGGACGCTGAACCTACTCTCCAAAACAATTATCCCCCGATGGTTTTCATTACCACCGGGGGATTTTCGTTTAAATCACTTACCTCGATACGGTCCGCTGCCACTCGGAACCGGCTGCGGCTTCGGCTTAACCGGCGGCTTGGGCGGCGGAGACTGCCTGTAAGGTCCGCTGCCGGATGATCGGACAGCGGGAGAACCTTTATATGGTGCGTTATTGCTCATTCCTTTGGGAGTGCGTACCAGCCCTCATGGATGGTAATACGGTTCTTACTACGCACCGTTTTGCCGGTGGCGTCAACAGTCCAAACCTTTGCTTCAACATCCTCAGCGAGGCGCACAGGCTCACCGTGGGGGACGTAAATCACCCGGCTCGCGCAGCTCACGCTCATGCTCGCGCACACGATCAAGAAGACCGCGCTTAAGATCAGGCTGTTTCTTGGCGTCTTCACTCGTCGTGTCCCTGGTCGTCAGCGAATGAATCCAGATGACCAGCTTCATCACCAAGTCGGCCAGGAAGTTCATTCCGTCTGTTTGACGGGTGCGGCAGCGGCTGATTGCTTGTTCTTCCAGATCGACCATACAGCACCGAGCAAAGTGACAGTCGCGCCAGCAATCTCGGCAACCTGATCAGCACTGGCCAACCCTTTGGCTACGAGGAAACCGCCGAGCGCGCTAAGACCGTGGCGGAGGAGGGATGAAATATTGGCGTTCATTTGTCGTTTTTGAGTTTGCGATAGAGTTCGACTGCTTTCACGGCGCATGTAAGAAGCGCGGCGAACGCGCCAAGTGCCAATGAGGCAGTCTTGAGATTCGGATCGGTAAATACCGCGTTCCCCAGAATGCCGATGGCCGGACCACCGACGCCTATTGATATGTCTCTGATAAAAGCGTGGTGGTCCGTCATCGTGCGTGGCTGTTAGTTAGCGGCAGGAGCCTGCTGCTTGGCTGAATCAAGGATCAGATCGTAGAGAGGAAGTCCGGCTTTCACATTGTTGATGTTGCCAGCCTTCATCGCGATTTCTACGAGTTGCAGCAGGGTGTTCGTTTGTTCGAGTGTCAGTTCAATTTTAATCATGCCGCCGGAGCATCGGTGACATCCTGAACTGGCGCAACGATTTCCTGCGCCGAAGACGGCTTGGAATCGGCCTGCGTCACCAAAACCGGCTCAACCTGAGGCAGCATCGGAGGCACGATCATCTCGGGTTGGGGCGGAGGAACCACCGGCACCCACGGCAACGGCGGAGCGATGACCGGAGGGTTGATCTGGTTCTCGATCTGCGCGGAGACGTTCGCCTCGATGGCGGTCTGATCGACTCCAGAAGCGTAGCACCATCCGAGGACTTGATCCTGCGTCAAATCCTCGTACGGCGTGAAGTTCTCGCTCGGCGGAGCGAACGACGCGCTGCCGTAGCAGGTGCCGCTGTAGGTCTTTGCGTCGTCGCCGGTGCCGATGGTTTCGGTGCCGTTGCACCTCCAGTCGGCGGTGATTACGACATCGGAGTAGGTGCCTTCGGTCGGCTTAACGAGAAGGCGTTCGATGATCCAGTTGATGGAGATGTTCATATTAGGCGTTCTTCAGAGCGTTGACTTCAGCGGCCAGTTCCTGAATGGCTTTCACCAGCACAGGAATGAGGTCTTGGCGGACGGACTTGTAGGGAGCTTCGCCTTCGGGGGCAGGGTCTTTCCACTCGTCCACAAGCTGCGGGAACACCTGCTCAAACTCCTGAGCGATGAAGCCCCTGTCACCTTTGATGTTTTTGCCCTTACCTTCCTTCCAATCGAACTTGCGCGGCTTGAGGGAGAGAATTGCGCTGAGGCCAACGTCAATATCCTGCACGTTCTCCTTCAGTCGGGCATCGGAGATGGCCGAGATGGTCGTGTTGGTTGCGAACACGGTGCCACCCATTCCAATGTAAAACCGATAGGCAGCGGCTGTAGTTGAATAAACAGCGCAAGTGGTTTGAGCATCAATCTGCGAAGCCAAACTCATCGACAGACCAGCGGTCGGCATCAACTGAACGCCAACATTTGAATCACCAAGCGACGTCTTCCCCACCAACAGATTCCCACTCGCGTCGAGCGTCATCGCTTGGGTGAAGGTGCACGCAGCACCGGCACCTCCAGAAGTAGCAGTGCTTCGATAGAAATAGAAATTACCGTTTTCCTGAGTTAGATTTGTAGCATACCCACTCGCGGTAATGAACTTGTTCGCTCCGTCGTAAAAGTAGTTTGCGCTAATATCGCATCGTGATGCGTTTGTATTGCACGAAATGGCGGAACCGGGTCCAAATTGAACCACTTTAAATCCAGCAGCCCACGCACTAGGCGTAACCCCCACGCCCAGCCCCGTGGAGTTCAGGGTCATGGCGGTGCCAGCGACTCCGCCGACGTTCGACCATGTTGCTACGCCGGTGGATGAGATTGTGTAACGCGATGTATTATCAGTTGAGAACACCATCTGCCCGACAGCAGTGTTCGTCAGATACATATCAGCATCAATCTGACTTATGCTCCCAACATACGAAGCATTCGTAGTATCCCACAAAGCAATAGTTGGTGCCAAAGCCGCACCAATCGTTAGGCCTGTTCCGTTTCCGGTAAATGCCGTGGTTTTATTTGTAGTTGTACCAATCTGAACTCCGGTGGAACTGACACTCAACCGATTAGTTGCCACCGTCAGATCGCCGGTGATGGTGGCGGTACCAGGAACAACGATGTTATTGCCGCTCGGCCCAACAGCCGTGTACAGCTCGCTGAAGTTGCTGTTCGTGTACTGGAAAGCCGTACGCAGCGGCGTTCCCGTCCCGTCATTGGGGGACGTTCCGACATTGATGGTTTGCTGTGCCATATCGAATTAAATGGTTTGGTTTCGGGTTACAGAAATTCGGTCATGTCCGCCGTGATGATCGTGCTGTCAGCCGTAATCACCGTGTTGTCCGCCGTGATGTCAGCCGTTCCGCCAAGCGTCGCAGCCTCCCAGAGTAGGCCAATCTCCAGCAGATTACGCTCGCGCGGACTCTTGCACGAAGCGCCGTAAGCCTCGGCGATCAGATTAGCAGCTTCCGCGCAGGAGATGTTAGCCATATCAGATGATGATGAACCAAGCGGTTCCGTTGCTCATAACCGTCACGCCAGCCCACTGAGAACTCAGTGTGTACGTCGTCGCCCCGTCAATCGTCTCCGACGCATAGCCGTCAACAACCACGTTGTTCGCACCGGCATTGATTCGCTTGAACACATAGATCCGACCCGGAACAAGCGCAGCGGGTGGCAGCGTAACCGTCACCGCGCCAGCGGTTGAATCGCAGAGCAGAAGATAATCACCACTCGTGACATTCCCCGTCGCGCTCACGCTCCGATACGTTCCGCGCGTCGCGCCACCACCCTGAAGATACGCGGCAATGCGATTCTCAAGGGCGAGCTTGGCCAGCTCAACCTCCCATGGAGAACGACATCCCAGCGACGCCGCCTCATTGATCAGCGTCTCCGCCTCGTCGCATGTGATGTTTGGCATATCGATTTACAATTTAGGCCATCGGACCAGAACCACGGCGCATCACCTCAGCGACGAAACCCTCCCCGCCGCCGCCCTCAGCAACCTCCTCCTCCTCCTCGTACTCCTCCTCACCACGCTCAGCCATCTTCTTGCCCTTCGACTTACTCTCGTAGCCTGGGATGACCATGCCATCAATCTCGATGACCTCAGCCTTGCCGCCCTTGCCAAGAACGATAGTCGCCATCGTCTGGAAAGCCTCGCCTTCCTTCAGATTCTCGGGGATTTCAACGCCTTCGGGGATGGTAAATACCGGCATACGGGGAGCATCACTTTGTGGGCATTAGTGTCAAGAGGCTAATGCGATGTTGGGAGCTTGTCGCTCTTCATCATATTTTCTAGCGCCTCAAGCGGTTGCAGATTCGTCCAATGACTCAAGCCCATAACCTCCTCGTGCGTCGTTCCACTGGCCAATGGAATGCGATGATCGACATGCCAATGACTGCCGTAATTCTCCCAGGTCATTCCCGGCTTGAATTGTTTTTCCAGATGAGAGCGCAGGAAATCAGGCGTACATCCGACAATCTCGAACGTGGCCGACCGTCGCGTTTTCTTGCTTCCGAGATATGCACGAACTGAGCCGCGAATAGCGTCTTTGAGGCGCATAAGCGGGTCGTTGCGGCGGCGTTCGCGGAGTTTGTCCGTCAAAAGTTGGCGGTTGGCTTTGGTGTATTTCCTATTCCATTGACGCGCTCGCTCGCGATTGGCAGCGCGGTATTCGTTCGACTTTTTCTTCAGGTGTTCAGCGTTCTTCTTTCCGTACTCGCTGTTCCGCTTGTTAATCTGCTCCTTGTTCTGAGCGTAATACTCGCGCGCTTTTTCAAGCCTTTGCTCTCGATTTTCTTGATATCTCCTGGCTGCACCCTCCTTTAGCTTGTCTGGATTTTTTTCAGCGTACCGCTTAAGTTTCTCAGCCGATTTCAGGAGCAGGTATTCATACCTTTCAGGCGAAACCCAATATTCCGAGCGTTCACCGTTGGCCAGCTTCGGGCCGTAGAACCAGAATTTCTTCCCGTCACTTTCGCGTACGTCGCCACGTTTCAGTTTTTCCATGCGCTGAAATCTTAACCAATCAACGTTGATTCGTCAAGACGTTGAGGCAAAGAAAAAGCCCCGGCAACTTTCGCTGCCGAGGCTGCATGGATTAGGTATTAACTACCTCAGGAACAAATTACCTGGGTCAGAGCGCCGGTGCAACGCCTAAAGATAATAGTCATTCCCTGCGACGGGAAGATTGGCTCCGACGCATGCACGAACTCAGCGTAGTGCTGACCCTTCTTCTCCAGCGGATCGGCGCAATCCACATCGAGCTTGTAGGCACCCGTTACCCACTGCCACTCACCCATGTAGTTGGTCGGCATCCAGCTCAAGTCGCCAACGCGGTTCACAGGACGCACGATATGCGACTTGAAGACGTACGGGGTAACGATGAACGCGGCCTCGTACGGAGCGGTCGTCCAGCTCGGGTTGACGCTGAACACCGTACCCTTCGTGCCGCTGGAGCTGGTGAACGGCTGAACCAGCGTGTACTTGCCACCGGCATAGGTAAACCGGGGCGGGAACAGATTCGGCACATGCCGGAAGTTCTTGATGACCCGATTCGCGCCAATGCGCTTGAGCAACTCCGCACCAGCGCCACTGCCCTGATCAGCGAAGCGCAAGTCATCGCGGAACGCGGGGTTGTTCTGAGCGATGCGCTGCGAAGCCTCCAAGCCGATGTACAGCGGGAAGATCGGACCATCGCTGGAGTAACTGATGAAGCCGGAGCTATCAGGATTCGTCGCGCCGTTACGGATCAGCGTGGCGGCGGCCACATCAAGCATCTCCTGAGTCAGCTCGGAGGTGGACTGATTGAGCGCCTGACCGACCGATCCGGTCTGAATCCAGGGGAACTCATTCACGCCAGACGGAATCGTCTCAACCTGAGTGAAGGACGAGTCGGCCACAGCCTTGATGGCGAACTTGGCGAAGGTGTTCTGATAACGAGTCTCCCAAGAACGCTGAGCGCGGATCGAGAGCTTCTCCAAGTACACGCGCAGGAACGCCTCGACGCGATGGTCGAAGGTCAGATCGTCCTTACACAGGAGCGGACCTTTGAGGGCGAAACGCTCAGGACTCCAGGTGACGGCATTGTAGCCGACCGGAACGTCATTGTAGGTGACATCGCAAGCGCCACCGTTCTCGCCGCTGGCGAGCGTGATGGCCGACCACTCCTCAGCCGCAGTCGGCTCGATGGAGGTGGTGGTGAACGAGGTCTGGGTCAGACCAGTACCCTGAGGATACTCGCCGCGCTCAATCATGTTGAGCCACATCGAGCGGTACGAGGCGCGTTTATAAACGTCCTGAGCGAGCGACTCGGTAGCCACCGCAAAGGCGTTGAAGACATTAGGACAAGACATGAGATGAAAAATGTAAACCGACGTTATCTGCGTTATGGCTGGTTATCCATCCACCACACGGTGGCTGATTATCCAACCGCTTCCGATGCGGAGTGTCATTGCCGCTTAGACGGGGGCATTCAATGACCAGTTGAATGCAACTCTTAAGGTCGTTACGCGGGATGGAGCGATAGAAATGCTTATCGCGTCAATTAAAATGTGTCGTCCATAGGGTTGGCCACCAACTCCGATTGGATGGCGGCGTATGAGCGATAACCCTTAATTGTCTCGATCCGATGAGGTGCGATGATCGTCTCCCGCGCTATCATGCCACGGTAAGTGTACGGACCTGGGAATGAGCCGGTCATCAGTACATAGAAATCAACGCTATCGGTTTTCGGGCCTTTGCGCGCATCGACTAGTAGCTTTCCAGTCTCGTACTTGGTCGTTTTGACATCGATGCGATATCCTGGCGGTGGCGGGATTGTCGCGTCGTAGAGCGGATGCGGAGGATCGCGGTCGGTATCCAGATCAGGATACACGTTGAACAACTTACAGAACGCTATCTCGCCGCATATACCCTCCAAATCCACAGTCGCAGAATCCTGCGCGCTGATCTTCAGGTTGGTAATGTTGAAATGACGATTATTGCCGTTGCGATTCTTGGCGATGAAGTGGGCCAACTTCCTCTCAGCGGTTGTTAAAGATACAGTTTGACCAATTTTGATTTTGTTTAGCATGGTCAAAAAGGTGGAAAATTTTTGAGGGGGGTATCGTAAACGAAGCCCACCCGCAAAGGGGGTGCCAGGTCCTACGTCAACAATCGTGCCAACCCCTAAGAAAACAATCCTTTTCTGTCATAAGCAAAACTTATGCTGATCATAAGTTTCCCTGAGACGCACAATGTGTGTTATATTTACTTCGAATCGGATTCTCCCGTGACTTGAATCTCAGCGATTCGATCAGGCATTGAACCGAGCAAGTTGATGCTCACGCTGGCGCTTTCGCCTTGTTCACTCCATCCGAAAACCAGCGCGCTACGCTTGGCGACGGAACCAAGAATAGTCTCGCGCACGCTTTCATCCTTTATCCCGTCCAACGAATAGCTGTCTATGCGTTCCAACGTGCTGGCTGCATCGGCAGCTAGTTTGCTGCGGACGATTGCGGACAACGCTTCCAACGATTGGGTTTTCTTTTCAATGCAAACCGTTTGCATTTGAGCCTTCACTTTCGTAATCCCTTCAATACTGGCCTTGTTCGTCAACGTCGCCTTGTTCAGTTGCAAATCGTTTGCAATTGTCTCCCAACTTTGCCCCGCAAAGTAAAGCGCCTTCGCCTTTTCCCAAGCTTGTTTTCCAATCCTCATTTCCCGTCACCTTAGCCTGTCGTCGTGAATCGTTCAACGTCGCCTTCGTCGCCTTTTCGCTTTTCGTTTTCCCTCGTTTTCCCCTGTAAAATCAGGCCTTTTCCCCCTTTCTAAACTTTTTCAAACTTTTTCTTTGACTCCCCGCCACGTCCACTCTAGTCTGTCCCAACATGAAACGCTCAACCCTGAAACGCATCGCCATTGCCTTGGCAATCATCGCTTTCGTCCTATTCCAAGCGTACCTTGAAACGTCTCTCAACTTCACTCCCAACCATTAAACAAATCCCATGAACTATCCCGAAACTATCCCCGCCGCATTCGCCTCCGATTCAACCTTAGAGCGTGCCTATCGCCTAGGTTGGAATCATGGCCATGGCATCGCTTGCCATAATGTCCCGTCAATCGGCGACGCCATCGATCGATCGATCGATTGGATTGGACTTGGCAAAACCGTCACGCCGGAAAATATCGCAGAATACCATGAATGCATTTGTTACGCTGCTGAAATCAATTCCCGTGAGTATTCCCCATTCGAATTCATCGCCCATGAATTCAACGAAAGCGATGACGCCAACGAACTATGGGAAGCTTTCGAATCCGGCGTCGCCGATTCAATCCGCAACGATTTGAAATCCTATTCGTACGCCGAATTGGTTTGATTCTCGATAGACAGGCTTTCGGAAACGGAAGCCTGCAATCGGCAATCACGCCGAATCCAAAGCCAATCAAATCCCATGAAAGAAACATTCTCCGAATTCTGCCTCCGTATAGATAGAACTCCCCGTGTTCGAAACGAAGGAAAACCCCACGAATGCCACGCTATCCTTCCGTTCCCCGATTCGGAACGCATCGCCGCTTTCAACCTGTCAGACTATTATGTTTCCGCTTCCGTTTCCGGCCCATGCCTTGAATTCCGTCCCCGCATCAATCTCTCAAAGTAAAACTCCCATGATTCTAATCTCCCGCACCTTTGAAACCGTCACGCCTGAATCCGCCGAATTCGGCGAATCCGACGACGCCGGATTTATCTGTCAATCGGAGCCTGTCACGTTCCGCGAGCTGGTCGAATTGATGCGCGCGCATCCCATCCCTTCCTCGTCCCCTTGCGCCGGTTCCCGATGGGATTGGCTTTCGTCCTATCCTGAGGAAAACTTCCGCGATTGCTCTAACCGGACGGAATCCCTTCACTTTGACAAATCGAATCCGCCGTCGCGTGACAAGTACTGGCGGAAAGCTATGCGCGCCGCCGGAATCCGTGTTCGCCATTGATTCCCCGCGCCAATCCATTCGAAAGAGTGGATTGCAGCGGCGAATGAGTCGCCGAATCAAATCCCATGAAATCCAAGTCCGAAGAAATCCAAATCCTAACCGCCGCCGCCGATAGTCTCGGTTCCGACAGCTACTGCGGCGCTTGGCTCCGCGAGCAAATCCCATTCATCGAAAGCGACATTCGATCCGACATTGAACCGGGAATCTTGGCCTCCGCCTCAATCCAAGACTGCGCGCGCCGTTGCGCGGAAATGCGCGCCGATTCCCTGCGTGAGCGTGACAAGATTATCTTGGATGCGCGCAACGAATCGGAACGAATCATGGACGCCGCGTTGAAACTGGCCGATTCGATTCGTTCCGGCCTCCGGCGTGACATTGAATCCGCATTGCATCAAATCACCAAGATTTGATTCCCCGGCCAGCCCATGGGAAACCGTGGGTTGTGCGGGTAATCAAACCCGAATCAAAAGCATAAAATCCCATGAAGCAAACCGTCACGTCCTATCAATTCGTCGACTCTTTCCGCGCCGCTGGCCGCGAGAGTCAATTTACCCGCGCCGCTCTGTTCGCTCTCTTCGATTACCTTGAATCTTACGAGGACGATTGCGGAGTGGAGCTTGAGCTAGACCCGATCGGTATCTGCTGCGAATGGGCCGAATATCCCTCCGCGCTGAAGGCCGCAAATGACTTCGGATTCAAGGAAGTCTGCGGAAATGACGCGGACTGCGAACCGGAGGCTCTGGAATGGCTCCGCGAACACACGCAAGTCGTCGAATTCGAAGGCGGAATCGTCATTCAGTTGTTCTAACCCATACCCCGCGCATACAATGAAAATCACCGCAATCTTCCGCGATTTATCCGATGAATTCTGGAATGGCTTTGGCGATTCAATCCCGGCCTTTCTCAATCGCTCCCCGCTGTCACAACTCGAACGCGCGCAATTCCTCGCGCATGAAATGCCGCGCAATGTCTCGGTGAAGATTGGCAACGGCTCTTTCCGCGACAAGGTAGACTGGAATCAGGCAATGCGCGACGCGACGCGAAAGGAGCGAATGACAGCCAAGATTGAACCGCGCAAGGGCTACCGGCTGGTTACCTTTGAGGTTTGACCCATCCTACGCGCATCATGCCGCAAGGCGTGCTGCGAAAGGGTAGGCCACAAGTCCTTCCTCAAATCAAATCACGAATCATGAATCCAAAACTTATTCCCATCCTCGAACGCATCATTGCACGCGAGACGATCCTGCAATCATTCCACGCGGACAACCTCCCGCAGTCCGCGCTCGCCTATGTGCGCCATACCTACGCTATGTGTCGCAGCCTGTCATGGGAGGAGCAAGACCTGATCGAAACTCTCCCACCGTTCGCGGACAACATCAGCGAGTCATTCCGTGAAGGATCAGGCGGTGACGCATCGATTTATCACCTTTTTGACGACGGCTCTTTGTGGATTAAAACCAACGCATATCAGCAAATCTGGGCGGACGCGCGTGATTTCGCGGTCGAATCCATTCTTCCGCTGATGCGCCTGGACCGAATGGATGCGGATCTTCTCCGCGCAATCGGAATGGACGATCATGTCGATGAAGTCCGAGACGACTTTTTCGGTGCCTTCGCGCATGTTCTCCATCGTGATTGCGGAATTCCGCACTGCGACGCTCGCGAGCGCTGGTATCAGTTTTGCCAATCATCCAGAGAATCTGACCGCTTGGAACTTGGTGGTTACCGTCAAGGTGAAGCCGAGGCGCGGGAATATCTTGAGTGGATTAAGACGATTGCCTGAACCCTACGCACCTGAGAACCCAATGAAAACCCATACCCCCGGCCCTTGGCTTGCAACACCCACGACAGCCATTTCACGCAACCCTGACAGCCTGCGAATGGACATTGTAACGACGACTGGCGAATGGAATCCGGCGTTTATCGCTGGCGACATATTGCCCGAGGATGCTCGCCTAATCGCCTCCGCCCCCGATCTTCTCTCCGCGCTGGAACGTCTCACGCACCCCATGGCCGACGACGACGACCTAGACCACGCTCGCGAGGTAATCAGGAAGGCGAAAGGCCAGTGATTCAAACCGGGGGTGCGCGCATCCGTTCCACGCGCAACAAATCCAACGAAAACCACTCAAAACCGCATCAAATCATGCATCCATTGCTTTTATCCGCTCTCATTCAGGTCGAATCCGGTGGAAACGATCATGCGCGCGGCAAGCACGGCGAACTCGGCGCGCTACAAATCAAATCGATCATGGTCCGCGACGTGAATCGGATCATGGGAACGCACTACGCGCACGCGCAGGTAACCAACCGCGCCGTCTCGATCTTCATCGCGGAGTCTTATTTCGCGCACTATGGCCAACACCTCAGCGACGAATCTTTAGCTCGGCTCTGGCAAGGTGGGCCAAAAGCCCTTAGAAAATCATCATCACGCGCGTATGGCCGACGTGTCATGCGCGAGCTTGAGAAACAAACCGCCAAAGAATCCTTGCAAGTTGCGACTCGAAACAAACTCGACAGTAAAAACCCTACTTTCACCGGACGGTAAAACCAACCAATTCAATGAAACTAACCATTCAGTCCAAAACCAACGCCCAAACCATCGTTGACCTGTTCAACGCAATCATCAACGGCGAATGCGAGACGCCAGGAGTCACCCCGCTCTCGATCTACGACGACGACCGGCACATTTGCTCCCTCATAGACGCGGATGACCACCAGATTCTGGAACTGATCATCGAACGCGAGATTGGCGACAAATTGGTTCAAACCGGCGAACCGGAGACGCTGCAATGATCGACCGCAAACAATTCTACCGAAACCTATCCGAAACGGCTCTTGTGCAGGCTAGTACGATGCCGCTTAAGGAGTTGATCGAGAATCTCGAATCAGTCGCGCACATGATGCATTCACCAATGCTCCGCGAGGCGGCGAACCGGCTTCGCAACGCTGATTGCGCGGCGACAATACTGGAGGACTCGCTTTTCTACGCGCGGATGTACCGCGACACGACCATCGAGGGCGATAATCGGCGGAGAATGTTGATCGACGATGCGGAGACGGTTTGCTCGATAATCCGAAAGGGAGGGTGCCAATGATCCGCAATCAATTCGCCCCGCCCAAATTCAAGATCCAGATCAGCGGCGCGATTGGCTGGTCCGACATGAAGGAGAAGGTCGTCAGCTACCAGACGGTCGAATTCGCCTCGCGCAAGGAGGCGGATCGAGCGGCAAAGGAACTCAACCCCGGCGAGTACACGCAAGGTCGGATTCGGGTCGTGCCGTTCGAGATGGCGGAGGACTACGATGTTTATCCGACGCCCGAAAGGTCCAAGCCATGAGCGACATTCGAGATAGACTGGCCGAAATCGATCCTGACCTGCTTCTCATGGACGGATTCGATGACTGCATCATCGGCATCTGCGAGTCGTTCGGGGGCGTCCCGGTCGTCGCCTACGATTACGAAAGGGTGTTGGCCAACCTTCAAGCGAGCGGTATGACCTACGAGGAAGCAGTCGAGTACCATGAATTCAACCAAGCCGGAGCATACGTCGGCGAGCAGACTCCGGTGTTCATTCACCGCGTAGAAAGTTAGATGTCCCGTCGGCCACCATTCCACTGCCAAAACTAGGTCGTCCGACCGATTCGATTCTAGCGCACCCAAACCCATGTCCGCTGTCATCACACCATCCAGCAATCAAAACGCATCAGCGCGTCGTTTAGAGCGTTTGCGCGGCATTCAAGTCGAGCGATTGAGCGACGCATCTTCATCTTTTTCATCCCGAACGGTTGCGACACCGCCCTCAAAGGCGGGGAGCAAGCATACCGTTTTCGGGATGAAACCACCCCTCCTTGGGTTTTTAATCCCAAGGGGGGTTTCATTTTAGTGAAATAGATAACGTGTGTAGCTAACCGTGGAAGAGTTGAATCTAACCGAGAAAATGGAAATCTAACTACTGGACCTTGACAAGGGTCGGTATGAACCGCAGACTAGAGTTCGTTATGAGCTATTTGCCATCAGGAAAAACACCACGAACCATGTTCAGCCAGATGCCCCCGAAGCGGCATGATCTGGACCCGAGTAAGTCGGAAGTTCTGGCCTACATCGGACAGGAGATGGGTTGCGACTTGGCGGCGGCGATACGGGCGTTCAATTCGATGCGGCATCCGAAGTGTCGGGTGCTGGTGTTCGACAAGATTGAGCGGCAGTGGAAGGGCTGCGAATTCCGACCGAGCGATGCGGAGACAAGCGAGCTGTCGATCATCCGTGAGCATCGCGCTTTTGAGCGGCAGCTAGCCGTTCTGAAGTCCACGGTGCGGCGTTTGCAAGATGATGTTGAAGGCCTCAAGCGGAAGACTGCAAAGCGAACCAAGGGCAAAAGGGGCGATGACAGGAAAGTGGGTGAGCCAGCCGACGAACCCGCTGAAGAGCAACCCGTGGAATCAACCGAACCTTCTTTGGCAGACGAGTTTGCACGACTCTTTCCGCAGTATTCTTCGAAATAACCCAGAAACCAACAGACTATGGAAACCGATAAACTCACACAACTTGAACAAAATTTTGCAACGCTTGCCGGTTTCGTCGAGCGAGCAACCAAGAGTTTAGGCAGGATCGAAAAAACCTTGAAGGAGCATGAACGCAAGATCGATGAAGCGTTGAAGCGTTCATCTTATCAGGACGTTGACGACGATGACACCTGGGAAGGCTTCGGGCCAAAGCCAGAGTGTCAGCCGTTCAATCCAAACGCCGAAACGTACACCCTGGAACTCCGCAACGGCCCGTACACGATCCGACGCGACGACGGCGAATCCGACAAGGAATGGCAACGGCGCAAAGATCATCTCATGGACCAGCGCGTGACGTTCCTCAATGGCAGCGGTCAGAACGGAACTCCAGAGCAAGTGGCCTACCTCCAAAGAATCGAGGCACGACTAGGCCGAAAAATTTTTGAAAATCCTCTTGCAACGACTTGAGACAACTGCAACACTACGTCCGCAACGATGACAATTTTTTGGCAACTGGGCATAGAGCGCGTCGAGGTGGCGCGACAGGGCTTTATTGGATTTTCTGCCCGTGATTGAACACCCAGTTGCCATTCCCCTTTTCAAACTTGAAAGTCTACACCGCCAAAGCCACAGCAGCGATGCTCCAGATTTGCACCGAGACGCTAAGGCGAATCGTTCGCAATGACGGCATCCAGCACAGGAGAATTGGCCGACGAATCCTTTTCACCGAGTCCGACATCGCGGCGATTCTTGAGAGTCGAGCAATGACCGGAGCTGTGAATCCGTACGCAGCCAAGAAACCAAAACCGCAGAACAACGAGAATACAAATGATCAGCAACAACAACCTAGTTCCATTGACAGCACCGCAACCTCTGAGTCCAGCCAGTCCTGACTTCTACGACCGCATCGACAGTCCGATGGATGCGGTGAAGACTATGGGCGATTGGATCGCACACTCCGGCATGTTCGGATGTGTCAAACCTGAGCAGGGCTATGTCCTCGCTTTGGAATGCATCGCCAGCCGGATGACCCCGCTTTCCTGGAAGCGCGAGAACCATTTGATCAATGGCAACATCACGATGAAGAGCGAGTCGATGCTCTCCGGTCTGATGAATGCCGGATGGGACATCGACTGGATTCAGTTCGACACGGTGGCGGCGATTGCCGACTTCAGCAAGGGTGTGAAGAAGGTTCGCGTCTCATTCACCGCAGATGATGCGAAGATTGCCGGTCTAATCCCCGCAAAGCCGGGCAGTGGATGGGCGAAGTTCCCCGCTGAGATGCTTCGTGCGCGAGTTATCAGCAAGGCGACTCGCATGCTCGATCCGCGAATCACGCAAGGCCGATACACCCCCGAGGAAGTGGCCGACTTCAACACCCCATCAACACCCGCCCAACCCACTCCGACGCGCCAGACGGTCAATGTGACGCCGGAATCGACCTTCTCGCTGACAGACAAGCTGGAGCAAATCCTCGAACCGCACAGCGACATCGCCAATGCGTTCCTCATCAGCAAGAACCTCATCAAGGAAGGTCAGAACTTCCGCGATGTCTCGACCAAGGTGGCCAACATGATCGTATCCGATCCTGACAGCTTCCTCATCAAGGCTAAGGCATTTTCAGCTCCTACACTCGAATGAACCCTAAACTACTTGCATACGAAGAGTCTCCAACCCGAATCGACATTTACATCGCCGCCTTGCTTCAAGGTGCTGTCGAACGTGGCAACTTAAACCTTAGATGGAATGAGAAGGTGTCAGAAGATGACATGGAAGTCATTGAACGGATCGTTGCCGTGGCAGTAGCGGTAGATGGAATGAGAAATTACGAAGGCCAATGTGAGGCAGACAAATGAGCATTCAAAACCGCCACATCAATTACGACATGCCAGCCGAGAAGTATCACGCCGTTGATGCTCTCTCAAAGTCGATGATGACCAAGATCCTCAAGTCACCGGCGCACTACAAAGCCGCGCTGGACGAGCATCAGGAGCCGACGAAAGCCATGCAGCTTGGGACGGCGATTCATACCGCTGTTCTCGAACCGCATCTGTACTCGCAGGTCGTCGCCGTGATTCCGCCGGACATCGACGGTCGGAACAAGGAGGGCAAAGCGTGGAAAGAGCAGCACAAGAGCCGCATCCACCTGACTCATGCTGAGGACATCGATGTCCAGGGCGTCGCGAACAGCGTCCGCCGCCATCCATTCTGGGACATCATCAACCTGCCGCACAAGATTGAGGCAAGTGTCTTCGCTCAAGATGAGGAGACTGGCCTACCTCTGAAAGCTCGCCCTGATCTTTGGGTCGAGGACCACACCCTGGTCGATGTGAAAACAACGGACGACGCATCGCCTGAAGCGTTCAGCCGCACAATCACCTCGTTCGGCTACCACATTCAAGCCGCTCACTATCTGGCGATGACCGGAGCGGAGAACTTCATCTTCGTCGCCGTCGAACGCAAAGCACCGTATGCCGTTGGTATCTACAAGCTGGACATCGAGTGGCTTCAGGCCGGTGAGAACCTTCGCAGGAAGGCCATCTCGACGCTCCACGAGTGCCGCGCACTAGACAGTTGGCCATCCTACCCAACGACGACCATCACACTTTCATGCCCAAAATGGGTGCTGAATAAATCCGAGAACTAAACCAAAATCGAAACCTACACATTATGTTCCAAGTAAACCGTAAAGAAGCCGCAGGTGGACGCTACATCGACACCGAGGGCGATTTCCAAGTCACGCTCATCAAGGTTGAGGAGAATCTCGATCCGAAGGGCCGCGAGGTCTGCAAGCTCACGTTCCGCACCGAGGATGGCGCGAGCATCTCCGACCGATTCCTGAACCAGGAGAACGTCTGGTGGCGCGTCAATTCGCTCGTCGCCGCGACGAATCACAATGTGCCGGACGGTACGCAGGTTGACTTCCTCGGCGTGAAGGGCAGTTACGCGAACTTCCTGAAGTCGATGATTGGCTTAGAGTTGGCCATCACTGTCCGTGCTGAAGAGTACGAATCGAATGGAGAGAAGAAGAAGGCGTATCGCATCAAGAACATGAAGGCAGCTCCTGCGCCGACTGCTCCCGATTCTGACGAAGAAAAGCCGTTCTAAACTAAGGAAGACGGGGGGAGGGGAGCGCATTCCTAGTTAACGCTCAAACCTAAGAATTCAATTCGCATCCATGAAAGTTAAAATCGCAGCAATCACAAAACCACTTGTCGGCGACGGTAACATGACCGCATCCGACTTCATCACGTTCGCAGCGCGAGTCAGCAATCCGTCGAACCAGATGAGCCTGCTCACCGCTCCAAAACTACTGGCCTACTGCATCAAGAACGGCCACTGGAGCATTTTCGAACAGGCCAGTATGACAGTCGAGATTCAGACCAGCCGCGCCATCTCCGCTCAGATCATTCGCCATCGCTCGTTCTGCTTCCAAGAATTTTCACAACGGTATGCGCCGAGTGATTCGCCGGAGCCGGTCGAACTTCGCACTCAGGATCGAGTCAACCGCCAGGGAAGTGGCGACACTTTCGATCAAGACTGGGCGTACGACGCGGTGGCCAAGTCTGTCGATCTTGCATTCAAGACCTATCGCCAGCTCCTCCAAGAGGGTGTGAGCCGCGAAACCGCTCGCATGGTTCTTCCGCTCTGCACTCAGACGACACTCTACATGACTGGAAACATCCGATCATGGATTCATTACTTCGAGCAGCGGTGTGCGAAGGGTACGCAGAAGGAGCATCGCCAGATCGCGCTGGCCATTCGAGACGGCATTTTTGCCGAGCATTTCAAGGTCATTCACGAAGCGATTACGAGCGAATAAAATGAACAAACCCAAACCCAAACGTCCCGTTGCCAAGATGTTTGTCGTTAGTGACGACACTCACAAGAAGCTGAAGGACTACGCAACCAAGAAGGGCTACAAGCTACAGTTTGTGGCCGACGAAGCGGTCAGTGAATATCTAAAGAGACAGGAGGCAAAATGACCAACCAACCAATCAACGACGGAGGACCGGCGTTTGCAAGAACTGGAGCCGATGGACATACGAGTCCACAAATCGGGATGAGCATTCGCGACTACTTCGCGGCGAAGGCAATCAATGAAGTGGGATGGTACAACAACATAAACCAGAGCGCGATTATGGCTTACGAAATAGCCGACGCGATGCTCAAAGCGAGGGAGGCGAAATGAGCGACACCCCAATATCAGACAGCACTCCGCACAACGTAGCCGATCTCGGCATGCTGTGCAGGAGGCTGGAACGCGAACTCACCGCAGCCAATACAATCATCCGTCAGCAGCAATTGCTTGATGAGGAGAACCTGCGGCTTCAAGACCGCATCAAGCGGCTGGAGGAATGGAAGGAGTCGGCATTGGAGGTTGAACGCGAATGGGACGCCAACGCCATCGCAACACTGCTCGGAGCAAAACTCGGAGAGTCTCAGCGCAAAGTGATTCAGCGCGAAGTGCCTCTACTTTTAAAACGCATCAAGCGGTTGGAGAAGTCCTCGCAGCAATTGAAATCATTAAATAATAAAATATGCGAGATAAATCTCAAAGTGTCTCAAGAGCGGCATGACTCGAATGTCCGCATCAAGCGGCTGGAGGCAGCTGGGGATGAAGCAATCTGCCCCTTTGAATATGCGGCCAGAGTGAGAATTTGGACAGAAGCCAAGGAGGCCAAGCCATGACCGATATTGAACATGAACTGATCTCCACTCAATGGGATCTGAAAGTAGCCAAAGACCGCATCAAGCGGCTTGAGGAGGCGGGGGATAAGATGGAGGCATGGCTGCGCGATGAGCGGTTGGATGCCGTGCAGCACACTGTTTCAAAATGGCGCAAAGCCAAGGAGGCCAAGCCGTGAAACGCTACAAACTCGACCCAATCAGAATCGCTCCCCCTGCCAAAGGTTTCCTGATTCAAACACCAACCGGAAAAACGCTGTTTGATACTCAACCACGCGGCATCGTCAAAGAACTCAATCGTCTCAACGACCGCATCGCCCAACTAGAGCAGGAGAACGACGCCATGCGCGCCGATCTGCTGCTGTGGAACGAGAAGGAGGCCAAGCTGTGAACCATATAGTCGATGCCCATGTGGCCTACTGCAAAACGATAAGCGAACTTGATCGGGACAAATCAGAGCTTCGTGAACGTATTAAGCGGCTGGAGACTGCTGGCAATGAACTCCGCAACTGCGCCTCATACATCGGAACAGTTGCCTCTGGAGAAGGTTCAGTAATTCGTCGTACTCAAGAAGCCATTCAATCGTGGGACAAGGAGGCCAAGCCGTGAGCCAACTCAACAATACAGGTATGCTTGAGATGATGCGCGGAACACCACCGCCAACGTGGGAGCAGACATGCCTCAAGCTGTCGGAAGAGAAGCGTGAGCTTCAAGAGCGCATCACCCAACTAGAGCGAGAGAACGACGCATTGCGAGCGGATCTGCTGCTGTGGGACAAAGCTGGCATCGGATTTACTACGGAGGCCAAGCCGTGAACCTCAACGATTCCCAGCGCAAGCTCATCACCAACAGCATTTCCACTGTTTGGAAGGGAAAGCGCGAATGCCCGATCTGCATCCCCACCACCGTTTGGAGCATTGGAACCCTCGTTGAGGTCCGAGAGTTTAACGAAGGTAATCACTGCCCCGGCGCAGCCATCACCCCCCTGATACAAGTCAAGTGCAACAACTGTGGATATACCGTGTTGTTCAACGCCATTGCATTGGGTGTCGTTGACCGAGACACCGGCAAGGTGAAGGAGGTGAAGTTGTGAGCGATACACCTAGGACGGATGAGCAGACGTTTGACGTAGTTGTGAAACGCGGAGACGCGCACATTGGGAGAGAACATTACAAGGATGGATCTGGAGACTTTGTGGAATCCGATTTCTGTAAGAAACTCGAACGCGAACTCAACGCGGCCAACGACCGCATCAAAGAACTCGAAGCCAAATTGGATGAACTCCATGACCTCGAAAAATGGTTGGAGGGAAGATGATCGTACCCATCGGCCCTGCCGCATTCGTGTTCCGTCACAATCGAACCGGCCAGATTGTCGTCGCACCCAGCGAGCGGTGGCATGAGTACTACGACAAAAAGGAGGACTGGGAACATACTGCGAGCGTGAATGCTTGCGGAGCTTTGCAGTACATCATCGACGCCAAACCGGCTGAGAGGAAACGATACATCAAGTCACTTACGGAGAAACCATGACCATCGAAGAAATGAGAACCATCGACGCCGTCAAGACTTGGAAGGAATTGGAGGAGGCCCGTGCCAGGATCGCGCACCTGGAGGCTGCGCTCCGAAAGATCGCCAACCAAGACTATCGCGGCAACCGCTCGACCGAATCTCAGATCGCTGTTGAGGCGTTGAAACCATGACCTACTCACAAGCAGGCCAATTGCCTCACCATCAGTACTGCTTCGTCGAAGCATCCTTCCTCGGATTATCCGGGGCAGCATTTATCCCTTGCGTCTGGTTCGGCCTAGTATCCATCCCAGGTCGGATGTGGGGCTGCACCATCATGCTTGAGTGCGGCGCGGTTTACCGGGCGGTGCCACCGCACGCCATAACATTCAGCTCCGATCCAGAGCTTGAATGGACACCTCAGCAAGCCCAGCGATGGGACTGCTACGGCACCGACTTCACCACCATCGAGTACACCTTCCTCCGAGGACTCGAATGCCAGGTCAAATGCGCCGATCAAATCATCACCGGCGACTACCTCTTCACCGCCGCTCCCATCGGAGATAGCTGGAGCCGACAACCCAACCAAGCCAAGGAATTCATGTTCATCCGAACCGATGGCGAACGACTCACCATCCAGCCCACCGACAAGGTCATCTTCATCGAGAAGTCATTCACCGAACCTCAATGGCCCACCGGCCTGCGAACCACCGACAAAATCTACACCTGCGAATGAAAACCAAAAAGAAAAGCACAGTCATCACAATCGACTCAGAACTTCATTCCGAGCTGCGCGCTGTTAGCGAAAAGCATGGAATCAAGATCGGATTTCTCGCTGAAAAAGCGGTGAGAGAACTGCTGGCAAAGATGAGCAATACGACGCAAGTAAGCGCATCATTGACGGCAGTCACCCATTAGTAAGCGATTCGTACCGTGTGGTACGGACAACACCCTTCGGCCACCATGAAGCGGCGGTCGGAGGGACAAATTTCCTAAAACTATGAATCTAAGAGAATACCAACAGAAAGCAGTAGAGTGGGCCAAAACTAACGATGGTCTGATCATCGCACCGGCAGGCAGCGGCAAGACCTGGATTGCCGCGAGCATCATCAAACATTACGCAGCGCTGAATCCAACGTGGACGTTCGGATGGACAGCGCCGACCAGAGAAACCTGTCAGCAAGCTAGAGTGTCTCTTCGCGTTGCCGGTGTACCTGAAAGCGTCGTCGATGTCCGCTGTCCGCATGAGTCAGTGGACTTCAGCAAGAAGCAGCTTCTTGTAATCGATGAGTGCAAACACAGCCCTGCTCGCGTTCTGAGAGGAATCATCGAGTCCTGTAACGGACTGCGTTATGGCTTTGACGCAACTCCCTGGTGCGATGACCCAGACCGGAACACGGTGACTCGAACGCTCTTTCACAACCGCACCTACGAAATCAAGCGCAGCGACATCGGCGATTCATTGGCCGACGCTTATCTCGAAATCAGCGATGCTACCGACCTCAACATCCATCGGAAGATCGACGACAACATCGACCGGCTTTTTGTAACAAGACGGCGGTACATGCGGATAAGTGACGACGAATTGAAACGCATGTGCGCCTGGGAATCGCTCGTTGAAATCGGCATCTGCGAGAACCGTGAACGCAACGATTACGCCATCAACTACGCGCTGGGCCACCTCGACATGCAGACGCTCATCCTCATCCCGCGCATCACGCTGGGTGAGGAATACGAAAAGTGCATTTTGAATTCTCGGCTCGTCCATTCGAAGATCGGCAAGAAGCAGCGCAAGGCCGCGATGGAAGAATTTAAGGCCGGTAACCTGCGGACCATGATTGCCACATCACTGGCCGACGAAGGGTTGGATCTTCCCAACGTCGAGCTGCTCATCATGGTGAGCGGCGGTCGGTCATCACAGAAGACAATCCAACGAGCGAGTCGCGCACTACGGAAAACAGATTCCAAAAACTGTGCGACAATCGTGGACTTTTCTGACAAGTTCCACCCCATCGGAGCGTATCACGCGAAAAAGCGCATGGCATGCTACCGTCAACTCGGTTGCGTCTTCCTCCAATGAGTGCATCAATTACAACGAAAACAAACGAAACAGCCACGCCCACAGAGAACGTGGTTTATCTGATCGGCGAACTTCGAGGTATCAGCCGTCAAACAGAAACCAAGACAGGTGCGCTTATGGTGCGCCGCGTTATATCCGTCGCTCGCCATTGGACGGATGCGGATGGCCGATTCCACGAAGATTACGATGAATTCGAACTGTCCTCATGGGGACAAGTTGCGGAGAAGATTATCGAGATTCAGAACGGCGCTTTGGTGCGTGTCAAAGGCCGTGTGAAGGTTGAGAAATGGAGCGATGGCGGTGAAACCAAGAGCGCCGTGCGTATCGCGGCGGAACAAATAACGGTTCTGTGCTACTAAAATGAGTAAATCAAACAAACCCATCGTTGCCGTTGACCCTGGTGTCGGCGGCGGATTCGCAGTCAACACACCGGACGGAATCGTCCTGTTAAAAATGCCGGAATCACTGCCGGACATCTGCGCGCTGATCAATCAGCTAAAGGTGGCCAACTCAGAGTTATGGATCGAGGAGCTTCCAAACTTTGTGTCCCCCATGACGAAAAGCTCGTCGATGGCCGTGCTTCACAGAAACCTTGGTCGGGTTGAAGCTGCTGCATACGCATACGGATACGCTCTTCACAGAGCAGCTCCAAAAGCGTGGCAGGCTCCGTTAGGACTCGGCGGGAAAGCATCGTGCAAGGATTATTCCGATTGGAAGCGCAAGCTTAAGGCGAAGGCCCAGGAATTGTATCCACACCTAGATGTGACGCTTAAGAACTGCGACGCCCTGCTGATTCTGCACTATGCCATGGGAGGCGGCAGATGATCCGCAGATCCAATCGCCCTCCAACGGAGAGCGAGATAAAGCAAATGCTCATCGCGGCCTTCTGCATGGGCATGATTATCACGTCCGCGTACTTCATCCTGTTCATCCTCAAATGAGCGAGAGCGACATCAAACCTCTCGCAGAGGAGACGGACGTTGAGACGCTTCGAGCGGCCATCGCAGAGTACCAATGGTTGGCCAAGACCTTATTCAAATCTTTGGGGTGCGGATGCTACGGAGGACATGACCTCTGCTACAACTGCACCCAAGCTGAGAGACACTACAAACACACAACCGAGACATACAAATAATGAGCGCAATTAAACAACAGACAATCCGAGTGGCAGACGCAGATGAATCCACGCCAAGAATAGACTTCGCCTACATCGACAAGAAGTACAAGGAATGGCTGGTTCGCCGTGGATTTTCCAATGAACTTGGAAACGAACTTGGAATGCGAAGGCCAAACGGACGACGTGGCAAACGAATTGACCCTGATGAAATCTGAAATTACGCGAGAACAACTGTTGAAGGAAGCGCCTCGGCTGATCGAGTATGCCATTCTTCGCGGCTGGATGACTAAGCCCAAACCAAAATCTGATGACGCTTGGCATTGCAGTGGATCAGGACATCTCGACGACGCTTCAGACGATGAAATACAGGAACTCCGCAAAAAGCTCGGTGGAGGTTGAACTCCTCTCCGACGACGTAGAAATACGGATCGGGGAAACCAAGTGGGCAGGCGTGGCCTACATGCGCGAAGGCAAGAGCAAGGTCTACGTTCGAACCAAAGCCGAATTCAAGGCCAAGTTCGTTCTGGTCGATGCGAAGCCCTAACCTCTACATCGCCGCACAAGAGCAGCTCTTTGCGAAGTTTCAGTCACGCTCCATCGCCATCCAGCATTGGAGCAAGTACCTGATGACTCCCAAAGAGCTTGCTCTCCTTTTTCAGAAATTAGAGAAATCAAATTCTGTTCTTCGCGAGATAGCCAAGACTGATCTCGGCCAAAGCGGGGAATTAGCGAGAAAACAACTTGGAATCGAATGAATCAATCAAAGATCGACCGTGCGCGTGCGTGGATTAGAAACACGCCAGGAGCCGTCAGCGGACAGGGCGGTCATAACGCAACCTTCGCAGTAGCAACCGCGCTCATACACGGTTTTGAGCTGAATGCGGGGGATGCGGAGACGCTCCTGCATGAGTACAACTCGAAATGCCTCCCACCATGGAAGCCGAACGAGTTGGCGCATAAGCTCGATCAGGCGTCCAAGGTTGCGCACGACAAGCCGCGTGGATGGCTTCTCGAATCGAATTCCGGCATGGTGCAGGGCGGAACTCCAGTATCACCCACCGGCAAGTTCGTGGTGCGAAAGATCCAAGCAATTCCGCAATCGGACTTTCGATTTTCAACCATAGATTTCTTAAAAGCCTGCTTTGAACCAGATGAAGTTGTCTGCATCTGCAATGACATCGTAAGCGACGACGAAGGTCGGACTCGGCCAAACTCCAAGGGTACATTCCTCAAGCGCGACGAATGGATTAAGAGCCACTTCACGCCGCCCATCAGCGCCATGTGGAACGGTCCTGACAGCCGTGGCGCATACGTCCGCGTCAACCCGTGCTTCGATGAGAGCGGTTCTGATTCCGGCGTGGCAGCGTTCCGCCATGTGCTGGTCGAGATGGACGAGAAGACCAAGGACGAGCAATGGACAATCCTCAAAGAATCGAAGCTGCCGATGTCCGTCGTCATTGATTCTGGTGGCAAGAGCTTGCACGGCTGGGTACGAGTCGATGCGGCGAACAAGGAGGAATGGAGCGAGCGTCGTGATGTCGTCTATCGCCAGCTAGAAGCTCTCGGCATCGATCCAAAGAATAAGAACGCGAGCAGGTTCAGCCGGTTGGCCGGTGTGATGCGCGATGGCAAAGAGCAGAAGCTGTTGGCCATCAATGTGGGTGTCGTGAACTGGGATGCGTTCACGGACTATCTGGAGTCGCAGGACATGCCTCAGGAGTTCTCGCTCGATAGCATCATCGAGTACGACCCGAAGAATGATCCTGACAATCTGATCGGCGACAGATGGTTACGTCGCGGTTCATCGCTTCTCTTCGTAGGCCAAAGTGGTTGCGGCAAAAGCTCGATGGCCGCGTATCAGGGGATGAAGTGGGCGTCCGGTGAAGCGTGGTTTGGCGTAAAGCCCGTCCGGGCGTTAAAAGTGGCTTACATCCAGGCGGAAAACGACATCGCCGATCAGCATGACGCTCTCAAGGGTGCGGCTCAGATGACGTTTGGAAAGGAGAACTGGGAGCGAGGATTGCGGAGTGTTGACATGCTCTTCTTCCGCGAAACGGTTCGAACCGGAACAGACTTTGCCACAATGCTCCGTCGTCTTGTTCGCAAGACCAAGGCTGACGTGGTTTACATTGATCCACTGCTCTCCTACATGGGTGGCAATCCTGCGGACATCGAGGTCTGCGCGAACTTCACACGGCATCTGCTCCAGCCGATTATGATGGAGACAGGCGTTGTCCTGGTACTTGTCCATCACTTCCCGAAGCCGAAGGGTAAGGACGACAAACCGGAGAGCGTGGCAGATTTGGCCTACTCAGGATTCGGATCGTCGGATCTGACGAACTGGGCGCGCGAGGTGATTGTGATGAAGGAGGTTGGCTTCAACAATCCGCGCAAGTTCATGCTCGGCATGGCGAAACGGGCCGACCGTTCCGGCATGACTGACAAGGAAGGAAAAGTCACCGGATCGATTATGATCCAGCGTGGTACAGGCGGCGACATCTCATGGAACTACGCAGAGCCTGAGAAGTTTGTCGTTGATAAGGAGTCGGCTAAGAAACCGTACTCCAAAGGCCGATATCCTAGGCGTTAGCCTTCTCACGCTCGGCACGGCGACGACCTTTGGCGGCAAGAGACAAAAACCGCTTCTTGCCGTATTTTTTCATGCCGATTGCGGCGGCAAGAGCCTTCGGCTCTCTCACACCCTTCTTCTCAAGCTGACCAACCAGCTTCTCGTAACGACCGCCACCGCCAAGTTTCATCTTGTCCATAAATTCAAATAGGGTTTGAGGTTAAAACCGACAGAGCAATCACCAAAATCCATGCAGCGCAGCTCCAATACTTGGGCGTCGTCTTGTCCTTCGCCGTCGCGCAGTTATGCCGCGCGCGGAAGTTCTTACGACGCTCAGGATTGTCGCGTTTGATCTTCATGTTCGGATCGCCGAACCGAACGATGACAACCTTGCCAGCCGGATTCTTGACGTACACCGCGCTCTTCTTCCGCTCGCCAGGAGTGTAGAACGGCTTGTTGAGCGTCACCTTACGACCCTTGTAGGTGTTACCTTTTTTGGAGAGAGAGGTTTTCATGGCAGTTCGTTTTCAACCTCAAGCGCCTGTCTGTACTCTTCGGAGTTTTTCCCAAACTCTTGCCTGATGGATTTAACAGTTTGAGACGTAACGTCTCGAAACAGATCGAGTGTCTGAGGATTTGAAAAGGTGACAAACCTTCCGGCGTCGATGTCTTTGATCGGAGTCATCGCAATTTTTCGAAGCTCTGGGTTGGTCAAAAATTTTGACGCAAACTTGTACCTTACCGCTGGCGCGCTGGTAACCACACGGGACAAAAATGAAAGCGCAGCCGGAAGAGTTCCTTGAGCAATGTTTCCACCTTGATATCCGACAAAAATGTAATTGATCAGACCACGATTTACATCGGACGCAGTTTTGGCTGGAACAGGGGTTTCTGCTATTGCCCGAGCAACTTTTTCAAGCTCCTGCCGCCCGTTGGTTCCAAGCAGCGTGTTGGCAGTTTCAAAGAATGGGCTGGCCACTCTTCCTGCGGTTCCAGGGCCAGCAGGTACACCGGCAGAAACCAAATTCAACAGCTTTTGACCATCGATGATATCTCCCGTTTTCGACTGACTCAACAGATCATCAATGAAGAGCGATTGAACATCGCGCAGCACATCGGGCTTTCTGGAGGAAAGTCGTGAAACAAGATTTGCGATCTTTGGTTGATTGTTTGGATCTGAAACAAACTTTGAAATATCGAACGAATTCCTCTCTACAAGTTTGTCCAAACCGAGTTTTGAAAGCTCCGCCTTTACCGACGCATCTTCCTGAACAGCCCGTTTAGCAAGCTGCTGAAGAGCGTTTTTATCGGTCGTGCCAAGCATCTGCTCAACAAATCTAGGATCAGCATTAACAGAAGAAAGATACGCTTCTGGAGATTTAACTGCATTTCTGATATCACCCAAACGCGATTCAGAAATGAACGCGCTTCTCAGGTTTGCATAGTTTGGAAACAGCTTGTTTCTAACCGGCTCCGGCAACCCGTTAATCTTGCTGAACATTTCTCCGACATTGATTCCAGCGCCTTTTCTTCCAGCTTGAGACGCGGTGCTTACAATCGCCTCTTTAACAAGGTCCAACCCTTTTTGTGCGTTTGATGAACCAAGAAGATCCGTCAACATACCAAGATTAGTCTCGGCATTTGATCCGGTTAGACGCGAGATAATCGCCTCTCCAGACAGTCCTCCGCCTTCTCCAATCTCCTTTAGAATACCCTCGCTAAGGTTTCCCCTGAAACGTGTGATATTTTGGGCGTAGTTTTGGTTTGCAGCACCAAGCGCTTGCTGGAGAGCTGGCGTTTGCGAGACAGCCTGATTGATCTGATTGGCAGCAATCTCAGCAAGCTGAGCTTTTGTCCTGACATCAACCCCCGGCAAAACGCCGGATTGCCGAATCTGTCGAGAAAGGTTGGAAGCAAGATTTCTAGCTTCTTCAAGCGTTGCGGTGCTGACAAGATCTTCGACCGCTGCAAGTGCTGCACGTTGGCCAGCAGGCGCGGCAATTACCGAAATATTTCCTCCGGTGGTTTTTGCGAGATTTAATCCTGCCGAGTTGGCGTAATCAATCAGCGGCTGAAGATCAACGGCAGTTTGAGAGTATTCTGGAAGCGATTTTGCCTTGGTGTATGCCGCATTCCAAGATGTCCTAGCCGACTCAAGGGAGTTTTCAGCGAGGTCTTTAAGATCGTTTCCAATTGAAGCAACGCTTCTTCCTGGCGCAAAAAATGACTTTCCAACCTGAAGCACACGTTGTTCAGCGTTGTTCACGGAGTTTGCGGCTCTTGAGGCAAAGTCGTTCACAGCCATTTCCGCTTGCTTACCAAGCCCCTGACGCTGCGGATCAAGAACATCAAAAACCTGCCTGCTAATTTCTTGGGGGGTACGGTTTCCTCTCGGCGTGTTAGCGGCTCGATGCAACGCAAGTTCGTAAATCTGCGTCATCGCTTCAGGGTCAGGCTCTGCACCCTCAAGCGCCATTTTCCTAGAAATCGATTTAGAATTTATCGCCTCAGCAAGCGAGATTGGAACCTGTTGGCCACTTGCGCTTTCAATGGTCTGAACAGACCTCAATGTTTTGAGTTGATCTGGAGTCAAATCAACGGGTCGAAAAAGATTCGCAACAGTCTCGTTGATCAACCCAAGTTTACCACCAAGAGCCTTTAATCCTGCCATGCCAACCCGAAGCGGCTCTCCAATAACAGGGCCAAGGACACCTCCGATTGCGGTTTGTTTAGCAACTTCGCCAACCGCTTCCGCTGGCTTGCCTTCAGTTGCAAGTTCTGCGGCTTTTGGGATTGAAGCACCTGCACCGCTAATTCCACCAAGAGTAGCTTGACCGCCAGTTCTTTGGAGCAGTTTTCCAGCCATTGCTGCGCGAGCAAGAGCCGGGAATCTAGCAGCAGCCATTTCTGGAGCGGCAAAACCAAGGGCTATTGATGCTGCACCTTCTGGAACCGTTTCGTCAAACATCGACGGCGCACCCGCCGCAGCAAGCCGAGCCTCTTCCTCCTGCATCACCTGACCCATGCGAGCAGCATCGCTCATGGTGGCCTGCTTAACCTGTTCGGGTGTTAGTGCGGAAACAAGGCCCTGCTCTTCACGGCGGCGCATCTCGCCAATGGTTGCCGATTGATTTACAGCTTTAGCAAGTTGAGCGGTTGAGCCAACAGCGGCAACAGTTTCAACAGCTTGGACTGGCTTTGCAGAAGCCTCGTCAAGCACCTCAAAAGGTTGATTCGGATCGAATGGCATAATTATTGAGCAACCTCAACGTAAGTGTTGGTTGATTCGTCTAGCTGATAGATTTTACCGCCCTGCCTAACACGCTTTGGATTTTTAGGCGCTGCGGGTTTAGGCTGACCTTCAATTTTCAAAATCTCCTGTTCGCCAATGATTCCCTCAAACGGAGATTTCATCCTATCTTTAGCCTCTTGGAAAAGCGATTTTAGCCCATTCAAACTTTTCCTTACCTGCTCTGGGCTAGATGTTGCAAAACCATAAGAAAGCAATCGTTCTGCTCTTTTTGCATCACCTTCCGTAAGTCGTCCGGTTTCAGAAAGCAATCCTCTTGCAGACAATCCAGTTAGTATGCCAAATTTTTGATTTACGTCTAATTGGGATTGGTTTAATCCGCCTCCAAATTTTGGAACCAGCGGTATTTTTTGCCCCAAACTTCTAGCAGCACCTTTGACATTAAATGCGTTCTTAAGTTCTGAATCATTTATGCTGTCTATTAATTCAATCGCGGCATTGGCCGATTTGATTCCATTGAACAACTGGGTCTGAAGTTGCTGCGGAAGCGCCTTCTTGAACTCAAATTCTCCAGAAGGGCCGACGATAATGTCCTGACCACTCTTAGCCGCCGCAGCTTTAAGAACCTGAAACTTGGCGTCCTTTTGGTCTTCAGCAGATTGCTGCCAATCAGCAAGTGCAGCTGTCAAGGGGGACTTTTGCGCTTGTTTTGCGCGCATTGTCTGAATTGCTTGAAGTTCAATTTCAGGAGCAAGTCCAAGCGCCCTAATCGAATCTTCACTTGCAAGACCTGCAACCGAAGAAATTTTAGCAGCCTTTCCGAGCTGCTCTTCTTCTGTGCGCTTTTTAGCAATTAACGCATCATCAATGACGTACTTTCCGTCAGCGGTTCGCGTTAATGCACCATATTTTCGAGCGTCATCAATTCGTTTTCCCTCAAGCTGATCAGTAAAAGCGGCAAGTTTTGCCTGCTTCTTCAACAGCTCTGCGCGAGCAGAATACGGCTCAAGGCCGTTGATGAGTCGAGTAGCCTCCTGATTGAACTGCTTTGATTTAAACCGAGGAAGCGCAGGCATTGCAGCACCCTCTGTCGTGCTGTTCAAAAAGTCTGAAACTTGCTGATTGAAGTTCTGAAAAGCGTCGTATTCCAGATTCTGCGCCTCCGACTCTGCCAGCGCATCGGCATACGCCTTCGACTGAATCTTATTCTGAAGATCCGCCTGACGCTGGCGCATGATCTGATCAGCCGTCTGAATCTGAAACTGCTCCATCATCCGCGCCTGCGTCTGTGCGCGGTCGAACAGGTTTGCACCTAGCTGAAATGCTTGAAGAGATTGGTCGGCCATAAGATTAGCGTCCGTAGTTTGAAGAGCCGTACTCCGGGAATAGGCTCGTAGAAAGCGGTGTGATATCCGACCTCGTTGGAGTCGGCGCATAGAGATTCGGATAAATCTCAGGATCGTTCTGAGGATTGTACGATGGTGACGGCCCACGTTGGCCAGCCATCAACCCCTGATACATTCCGTACTGCGACAGCGCGCCACCGGCAACACCGCCAAAGTTGGTAAGCGCAGTCTGTGCCGCCTGCTGCATCGGCGACGGAGCAGCAGCAACCTGAGCAGCAGTCAAATCACGCCCGTACATTCTAGCCTGCTGTTCTTGAATCGCGCCGATCCGTTGAGCGGGTGTGATGAACATGCTGCTCACTGAGAACGGTTGGGCCATTCCAAATGCTCGCTGCTGCTGGATAAAGTTCTGAGCCTGAGCAAGACCCTGATTCTGAATCTGCATTGATGTCAGACCCAAGTCGCGCGCAGTAAGCGAACGACCAAATCCAGAGCCAGCACCGAATCCTCCAGACAAAGCTCGTCCAGCAGTCGAGCGTTGAACCTGAGCGGAAACCTCGGGCGAAAGCTCACCGCGCAACGCTGCGCCGATATTCTGACCAGCCTGCTGAACGATCTGGTCATAGCCAGGAATCGCACGTCGAAGCTGAGTTTCAAGCAATGACTGTTCGGCTGCTGTCGTCCGCTGAGCAAGTTGGGTGGCAGGTTCAAGCGAAGCAATGTTCTGCTGAATTGCCTGTTGCTGCTCACGCGCAAAATCAATCGGCTTCAGCTCAGGAACCTTCGGCTTACGTCCGCCGAAAAGCCCACCGAGCAAGCTCCCAACGCCGGAGATTGCCGCTCCGCCCAAAATTGCCGTTCCCGGGTCGATCATAAATTATCCTTTAGGTTCAGAACCATTGAGAAAACCCTCCGCCATTCAACCCGACTCCGACCATTCGGATGGTTGCCACAGCGTCGCCCAAATACTGCATCGTCTGCTCCTGCACAGCTTGAACAGCTTTGGCTTCGTAGGCCACTGCTTCCTGAATCAAATCGTTCTCCTCCTTGCGAATCGCCATGACCATCAGCTTGATGGCGTCGGGACACGGGGGAATGAGGTAGTCATTGACGCTCGTCGCGTTGATGTGGCGCATCTTCGCCATCACCGTTACCGGCTTGTCATCCTCGTTGTTGCAGCGATCAGCGAGGTAACTGCGACGATACTGCGGCAGAGTTTCATCAGGGTCGTAAACTGCCAGATCCAACTCTAGCAGCGTCGTCGCATCGTACTCGTACAAACGGCTTGCCGTGTTCGTGGCTTCGCGGATGACGCCGGTCAGAGTGGTGAACTTCTTGGTCGATTGAGTGTACGGCAAAGCAAGCGTTAGCTTTTCACCGTCGATCCAGACGCCTCCGGATTGCGTTCGAATCCATTGACCGTTTTGATCAACACCTTGCAGCGTGATGGTTTTGCCAACATCCGAAGCGTCGCCAGGGTAGACTCGAAGATAACTGTTAGTACCGCCAGACATGTCGCGGTAAGAAACCACAGTGCCACGGTCAATAAGCTGCTTGCCGACGCACACTTGGTTTCCATTGAGAAGTCCGTATCCGGTTTCCTGAAACTCGAACCATTGATTGCGAACCGTTCCAACCCCGCAGCAATCGGCAACAGCTTCAATCGTCTCGATCTGACGCGGCCAAGTGATGCAGCCTCCGACCGTGTGAATCGTGAAGCGTCCGTACGCGCCAGCCCACAAACCCTTGTGAAGCAGTCGTCGGCACGCCTGATTGATGTACTCGTAAACGCGAGCGTCATCGACGCAAACGCCGATAGCCCGAGCAATCGTTGACCTGATATCTTGGACGATCAGCTTCATTTGGTGTAGTAGACTCGGCCAGTTCGCTTGATGAAGTAAACACCGTAGAACGGCGGAAGATTGTTGTGGGCCGCATCGCCGCCGGACGAAGTGGTCGGCAACAAGTTGGCGACACCTTCTGTACGGTTCGTTGCGCTGAACAAACTCGTATCAGCCGATCCGCGCTGGGCGAGGTTGATGTACTGGTCGAGAATCTGATGCGTATGCGACGGCATCTCGGAGGTGACAAGCGTGTGCTTGTCCTCACCGGCAACAGCGGTCGATGTGGTTGTTCCATTGACGCTAACAACTCCACTCGCCGCGAACGTGCCAACTCCAACCGGGAATCGAGCTTCGAAAGCTGTGTCAATTTCCCACATCGAACCGGCGTAAGGATTGCCGGAATAAACGGTTCCGTCACCGCCGTCGTATGAAAGGACATCAGCACTTGTTCCCACGAAGATGCGACGCTCGCTTCCACCGGCGGCAACAGGGTTTTGTCTCGCCCAATAACCTCCCTGAAAAACCCACCAGTTGCCGTTGTTATCCAACCACGGGTAAACCTGATTGTTTAGCGCCGGAACAGATGCACCGAAGTTGAAGAACGAGTTTCCAATCGAACTGTTGAACGTCGCCTGGGTGCCGCTGATGACATCGTTGGCCAACTGCTGGTAATTGGACGGGCAGTACCCGATGGGCAAACTCGGGGGCGTCAGCGTGATGAGCGTAAGGTTTGGCATTCTGTTTCTATGGGTTGACAGATTCCGACGTGTAAGTCAGCGGGTTGATATCGCACGCACTGATCGGTGTGCATGCAGGGAACACCGTCCGGCAATCCCCAACACTCGGCTCCTGAATATCGTAAGCGTGAACTCGAAGACTCTTGATGCGGCAGTATCCGATGATGTTCATCGCAACCTGAACCTCGTAAAGATTCCGAGCCGGAGTGCTGATCGTCTCGTTGCACGGAGCATCTGAAGGCGTCGGGAAACGCATCTTCGGACGATACTGCGGCTTGAAGTTTTGAATCGGGCAAAGATCCAAACACTGCGTCGTCGTCGCGCACTCAGAAAAGTCAGTCCACTCAATCCAGCCAGGATACTGATCAGGCCGATAGGTGACGCTGAAGGAGACATCACCCTCAAGCGAGTCGATGAACAAGTCGCCCGAATCCAGTCGCTTCAATCCAAACGGAACTTCGAAGTTGTAGGCGCGAGTCTGCACCTGCCACTCAATCTCCTTCTTGCCATCCGGGATATTGTTATCGAACTTGTCCGCCTTGGTGACTTCCCAGATTTGAATCGAGTCATCCGATCCGCGAGCGATGCAGAAGCACTGATCGCCATAAGCGTTCTCAGTCTTGACGATCTGAAGCACATCAAGTCCGGTCCAGATTCCCGACCACGCAGGCGGAAACTTTTTCCGCATCGACGTAATCAGGTCGAAGTCCAAGACAGCCAACGCCTTGTGAATGACACCCTCGGCATTGTACCGAGGCTGGCAGGTCATCAGGAGGCGATTGTCGAACACAACCGCAGAACTGGCCCACAAGAGATTCGTTTGATCGTTCTCGATGACATTCAGCATCTCACTGCTGATCGGGGTGTTGCCCCAGTCGGTGAACGAGCGTCGAGCAATGATGAACGAGCGGACGCCATCGACAGCGCGGTAGAAGACATCGCCATTGATGGTGATGGCCGACCGAGAACCAAGCGCACCGCTCGTAAGCAAGCTGATGGCTTGAATCGGATAGTTCAGGTTCTTCCAAACATCACGATCAACAGGCGCTTGAACCGAGAAGACGTATCGAGGCGTGAAGACTAGAAGCGGACCTTGGCCGAGCGAGGTGTCAGGATCGCCTGGGACAGCCATCGCTGTGATACCCCCTGAATCCGACGGAACCGCAAAGTCTCCGCCTTCATTGAGGAAGGTGTTCTCGGTTTCCTTGAGAACACTTGCTCGCGTTCCATCCCCATAAACGATGTCGGTAGCGCGGAATGAAAACCCATCTGGAAGAGCGTACCAGATACGGCCATTGACGTAGGCCATAACCTTGCCGGTCTTGATTTCGTCGTCGCTCGCTCGACGTAGACTTGTCCCGTTAAAGATCAGTGGCCTGCTAAACCCATCCTGAATGACAACAAAGTTCTCAGCTTGAACCATCCAGCCATCTAGCAGGTTGGAAGGATTCTCTAGGTCAGGAGAAGTTGTGAGGCTCTGAGCATTGTTCTGAAGGCAGTTGTAAAGCCACACTTTACCACTGATCAGCATCAGTATGAACGTGCGTCCATCGTCGGCAATGTAGGGCAGCGCACACTGGAACGTGCCGGTTAGCGACTGAGGTCCATAGCAGTCCTCCGACCAGCCATCAGCGGTGACGTTCGTCTGGTCAGCGGTAATCTGATCGTTGTCAGCCGTGATGGTGACGCACAGGTCGTAATCTTTTTGAACGAAGCCGGGGCGGCATGAGACAAACCCCTGTCGGAAGTTGGCATTGACCGCAAACGCTACCTGATTCTTGTCCACCTCAGACGGCATCACGCCAGCGTCAATGCCACCCTCAAAGGTGACAGTTCCGTCCGTGTACCTCCGTGGTGCGCGTTCGCTCATGGTTTAAGCCTGAATACGCTGGACAGAGAATGAGGAGCCTTGATCGATGTAGAGATTGTGGTCCGTGCTAACCAACACCTCGTAAAAATCGGTTAGAGCTGTCGCCTGATCAATGTAAGTAAGAGATAGTGGATGGTATCCATTATTTGTCACATTGAATGGTTTTGAAACTAAAATATCAGATCCGTTCTTTCTGAGAAAAACAGTCACAGTTGCGGTTGTTGATACCGCATCAAGATTAAAGTATGCGTCTATCCTGTAGTAGCCAATGTACGGAACCGTAAATCGGCCACTTGATGCCGTGAACCCTGAGGCTGAATCTAGCCCAACGTAAGACGCCGTGGTGTAAACAGATGTGCTGTACGGATTGCTTCCTGAAGTTGGGCTGACATTTGGCGCATTTGCCGCTCCAAGACCAGTCACCCTCCGCGTAAACGTGACATAGCTGAACGGGACAATCGACGGAGCTGACAGCGTGATGTTTCCGGCGCTGTTCGTAACGACAATCGGAGCCGTTCCAACAATCTCCTTCTGAAGATAAGCCGCTCCGTCGCCGACCAGAATCTTGTTCGCGGGGGCGGTCGTCAGGTTTGTGCCACCTTGAGCAATCGGAACCGTGCCGGTGACATCGGCAATAGGAATCGTGGCAACCGTCGAAACCGCGCCAAAGCCGCTCGACCCTTGAGTTTTAACGTATCCAGCGGCCAATGAATCGAGAGCAGTCTCGTTTGTCAGCGTTCCATCCGCAGTGCGGCAAATGTAAGACGCACCAACCGGAGCGCCGCCGGATACACCGGGAGCGCCAGTCGCACCAATCGCTCCAGCAAGGGTGATAAGTGAGCCAGTCGGAATCAGCGTAGTGGGAACAGCGTTGGCAATTCCGAGAACTCCAGAAGCGGGGTTTTGAAGCGTCAGTTGCAAGCCATCAACCGACGTAACCTGCATGTAGCCAAGACCTTGAATCGAGACAAAGAACTGACCGGCAACCGATTCTGGCAGAAATTCGGTATTATCAACGAAAACGAGGACACTCGAACCAAGAGCGGGTACAAAGAATGGCGCAGTCGTGTAAGTAAACGAATCAATACCATCCGTTCCATTGGTGCCGTTGGTTCCAGCCGGACCTTGTGGGCCGGGGATATTCACGACTACCGGCTCGGAGTCGCAAGGCTGGCAACAGCCGGATGAAGAAGCAAGTTGCGACGGCATAATTTTCCTTTCGCAGAACCTCAAGTCCAACGACAACTAATGCAAGGCCAAACTATGGCAGAGCAAGCGTCCGAGCATCCATTGATTCAGCATAAGTACGGGATTCGTTCACCCGTCAAGATTCCAGACCTAGAACTGGAACTTTACGCATTCCGAAACCGGCTCCAACCCAATGAGGGCGGACTGGGTACTTTCGACCATTTTGTTAACGCCACCAAAATGCTCTGGCCAAAGATGAGCTGGAATCCATGGCTTGAGGCTCAGGTCGAAAGTCTCTGCGAACACGATTACGTTGGGTGGGCGGGATGCGGCGCGAGCGGAAAGACCTTTGGTGCAACGCTTTTCGCTACGGTCTGGTGGTTGGCCAACCCTTCCAAGACAACCGTTGTCCTGACATCGACGACCGCGAAGATGATCCGCAAGCGTATGTGGGCCAATCTTCAGGATCTGGTTCGTAAGTCGCGAGGATTTCCAGGCAACATGGTCGATTCAAAGATGGCGCTTCAGGCCATCAAAGGCGACGACCGTCATTCGATTTCAGCCATTGCCGTCGCCGAGGGAAACACTTCGAAGGCAGTGGCCAACATCCAAGGTATTCACGCCGAGCGGGTGATGGTCATCATCGATGAAGCAACGGACACGCCCGAAGCAGCTTTCGAGGCTTGCACCAATCTTTCGAAGGGTTGCCGCGAGTTTAAAATGTTGGTCATCGGAAACCCGGCCTCGAAGTACGACCCACACGGTCGATTCTGCACACCAGCAAAGGGTTGGCGCAGCGTCACGATTGAAGATCAGCATTGGCTGACCGAGCGCGGCATGTGTCGGCGGTTCGATGGCATGAAGTCGCCGAACATCAGTGAAGGGCGAACAAAGTACCCATATCTCATCACGCACGATCAGGTCTTGTCGGCAATGAGGCATGAGGGTGAGCAAAGCCCCACATTCTGGAAGTACACACGCGGATTCTGGAGTCCTGACGGCATGGTCAAGACAGTGTTGTCAGAATCGCTGATTGAGACGCACACACCTACAAGGAACTTGGTGTTTACAACCAATGTCCAAATTGTCGCCGGACTTGATCCGGGTTTTGGTGGCGATAGATGCGTTCTTCGTTTTGCTAAGATTGGCACCGCAAACGACAAGGCGAGCGTACTCTTTGGCGATGTAGTTCAAATCTCACCGAATGCCGCGCTGACTGAGCCGGTGCATTACCAGATAGCCAATCGAGTTAAAGAGGAATGTGCCAAGCGCGGCGTTGCGCCGGACAAATTCGCTCTGGATTCTAGCGGTGAAGGCGGCGGATTGGCCGACATTCTGACCCGCGAATGGGGTGTTGTTCATCGCGTTGAGTTTGGCGGTTCTCCGTCAACTATCCCCGTAAGCGACGAGGATAGTCGGCCATGCAATGAGGCATACGACCGCAAGGTGACAGAACTCTGGTTCTCGATGCGGAAATGGGTCGTCGAGGAGCGTGTCGGCGGTATGGATATCGAGACATTGCAGGAGTTCTGCTCACGCATGTTCGACGATTCCAAGCGGAAGATATCGGTCGAATCGAAGACCGTGATGAAGCAACGAACCGGAAAATCACCTGACTTGGCCGACGCTGCTGTAGTCTTGCTTGATCTAGTCCGCAAAACCGCCTCATTCGAACCGCGAGCAAGCAGAATGGATAAAGTCTGGGAAAAGCTCGTTCGAGATGCTGATTCAATTTATTACGACGACTTATGAGCAGTAACGTCACCGGATACAAAGTACTGAACGAACACATGGTCATCCCTGGCGGGTGGCATTACCGCGTCCCCGAAACCGGCATTGAAATCATGGGCGGATCATGGCCGCAGCTCCATGAGTTTGTTCGTAACCATTACACAGCCAATGCGATTAAAATTCCCGAAAATCTCGACACATTAATCACCGAGTATTCGTGTCGTAACGGTGCCGACTGCATGTACAACGAAGTTGAAATCCGTAAGCCAGAAGGCCGTAAATCCCTACAAATTGGCGATGTAATCCGATTTAGCATGAGTCTGCTCCATGGTCTGACCGTGGGTGGTGGAAAGGTTGATCAGGCAGAAGCCACGCGCAGGGCGTCAATCTGCTCAACTTGCACCTACAATCGCAAGCCGCTTGGATGCACGGGGTGTAACGCTCGTGTGCTGAAAGAAGCGGTCAAAACCTTTTCCCAGCATGGAAGTACACCGCTAGACGAAAGCCTTCAAAGCTGCGAATTTTGCGGTTGCTTTATCAGAAGCATGGTGTGGTTTCCCATTGAAACACTCCATAAATTTACGGACGCTACAGAGAACAAAAACCTTCCGGCCCACTGCTGGAAAAAACGACCATGTACGGAAACCTAGCCCAACTGCCGCTTGAAACCCTCAACGAAGACGGTAAAGCGCCAGAAACGCGCATAGCCGACGCGGCGTCAGCGCGCGAAATCTTCCAGAAGCTCATCATGGCCGACGAGCTTCGCAATAGCACTCGGGCTAAGCTGCGCGGTCTGGTTGATGGCAATCCACCGTACAATCCCGCCGAGTTGCGCCGTAACAACCAAGCGTTCCGAACCAATGTAAACTTCCGCGAGTCGGAGGCGTTTCTGACGTTGGCCATGTCTGCCTTCTACGACGTGTTCGCCGAGGTTCCGACCTACGCAAACATCCGTACCGCTTACGGCAATGACATGGATAAGCGGGAGGATTGGTCGAAAGTTATCACCGAGGAGTTCGACCGGCTTCAGAAGCTCGACAAGGATTTCGATTACATCGTTCAGCTCTCACAGCGCGAGATGGTTTTGATTGGCGATGGTCCGCTGATCTTCGAAGACAGCACCAACTGGCGCTGCAAAGCTATCATGGCGACGGATCTTCTTGTTCCCGATGGAACCAAGTCGAATGTCAGTGATTGGAAGGTGGCCTGCGTCCGCACTCGCATGGGTGTTGATGACCTGTTCGAGAAGATTCAGGACGAGAAGGCAGCGGTAGCCGCTGGATGGAACGTCGATTATGTCCGTCAGCGGATTCGCGCCGCAATGCCCGAGCCGTATCGTTCTGGTGTTCAGTACGACTGGGAGTTCTTCCAGCGCCAGCTTCGCTCGAACGATATCACTTTCTCAGCTCGCTCCGAGGTGGTGCTGATGTGTCACGTTTTCTACAAAGAATTCGATGGTCAGATCAGCCACTGCATCATCGATGAGCGTGACAGCGAGAACTTCATGTATCGCAAGCTCCGCCGCTTCAAAAAGTGGGAGCAAGTGATTCACCCGATGTACTACGACCGTGGTGATGGCGAGCATCACGGCGTCAAGGGTTTGGGAATCAAGATGCTCCAGGCGATGGAGCTGAAGAATCGCCTGCGCTGCTCAATGGTCGATAGCGCGTTCGCTCGCACCCAGATCCTGTTCCGTCCGCTAAACCCAAATGCGCTCAGCAAGACGAGCGTCGTTCAGCAAGGACCGTATGCCATTCTCCCGCCCGACTACGAAGTCATCCAGCAGAACATTGCTGGCGTTCTGGATGCTCCTATGGCGGTCAATGCGGACCTTGAGAATGTTCTTCAAGGCAATCTCTCTCAGTACCGTCAATCGCTCAACAAGCCGTCCGGCAATCCCCGAACTGCCACCGAAGTTCAGGCAATCGTCTCGCAGCAATCGGCAATCGGTAAGACGCAGTTGAGCCGGTATTACGCACAGCTTGATTCTTTCTTTGAGGAACGGTATCGCCGCGCCTCCAATCCGAACCTAAATCCGATTACCCGCTCGGATAAGGACGCGATTGAATTCCAGCGTCGTTGCCGTGAGCGTGGTGTTCCGCAGCAGGCCATGCTCGACATCGATTACGTCGAGGCGACTCGTACGGTTGGCCAAGGTTCTCAGTTCGCGAAACAACAACTTCTCGGTTCGCTCCTCGGCCTGCTTGGTTCTCTCCCCGAGGGTGGCAAGGTTAACCTCTTGCAGGACTACATCGCCGCTCAGGTTGGTCAGCAGATGGTTGATCGGTATCTCCCGAGTCAGTTGCAGACTTCGAAGATTCAAGATCAGACCGCTCTTGCTGTTCTCGAACACTCATCGCTGCGCCAGGGCAACATGGCGGTCGTCACGGATACGCAGAATCACATCGTCCACATCGACACGCATCTTGCGGCTGCGAACGAGGCTGCTTCATCGCTTCAGCAGGGTGGCAATCCGCAGGAGATTGTTCTCTTCCTCCAAGGCATCGGTCAGCACGTTCAGGATCATCTCCAGCGCCTGTCCACCGATCCTACGCGCAGACCGCAGGTCGAGGCTTACACACAGCAGTTGCAGATGCTTAGTCAGACTATTGAACAGCTTGGACAGTTGATTCAGGAACAAGCTCAAGCGATGGCGCAGCAGCAGCAGGCAATGGCCATCCAGCAAGGCTCCGATCCTCGTACCGCCGTGATGAATGCGGAAGTTCAGGCGAAAATCGCTCGCCAGAATGCCGAGACTATGGCCAACATTCAGCGTCAGAACACGAAGGCGATGGCCGACTTGGCTCGCCGGAATGCGAAGACGACGGCGGATATTCAACGAGCGAACGCAACTGCTGAGTCTAACTTGGCGCGTCAGGGATGAAATTTATGAGCCAGAACGAAGAACTCGTTTCTCAATTCATCGCAGATCAGTTTCCCAAGATGGGCGGCTGGTGCGATCAACGCAAAGGCTTCGAAATTGCGAAGCTCGTACTCGACACCAAGCCGCAGCGAATTGCTGAGGTAGGCGTCTTCGAAGGTAAGTCAACGCTCGCTCTTGCCTACGCTTGTAAATTGAACGGAAGCGGCACCGTCTACGCCATCGACTCTTGGAAGAAAGAGGACTGCATCGACGACGAATCCGCCGCGAATCAGGAATGGTGGGCGACGCTCGATCTGGACAAGCACTACGAATCGTTCGTCGAACACACTGTTCGCGCGAAAGTTGTCCGGCACATCCAATACTGCCGCATGTCGAGCTGGGATGCTTCACGTTCTCTGCCCGACATGGACATGGTTCATATCGACGCCAACCACGCCGAATGGCCTTCTACGAGCGATGTCGTCAACTGGCTTCCGAAGCTCAAGGTTGGCGGATACATCGTCATGGATGATGTGAACTGGGAAACCACCCAGACCGCTCTCAAGTTCGTTCTGAAACGCTGTGAATTTGTCGCCCGTTACGACCTTGCCGAGAGCTGCTTTGCTGTTTATCGGAAGCTGAAATAACCGTGGAAACGGTCGTCATAACGATGCGCGGTTCGCCGCGTATCCCGCGTTTAAAAGAGAATCTGAATGCCGCTGGCATTTCGGACTATCGGATCTTCTACGGCCTGAATGGAAAGAAGTCTGGCCTGAAGGCGAGTATTCCGTACGAGGTCGATAATCCCGGCTCAGGATATCTGATCTGCGCCAAGCATGTCGGATGCACAATGTCACATTGGATGCTCTGGAACGCCCTAGAGTTCGATCCAAAGACCCCCGACATGGTGATGGTGCTTGAGGATGACGTTCTCTTCAGGCCGCACTGGCGAGAGACGGTTGAACGCGCGCTGACAAAACTGCCGGAGAACTGGGACTTGCTCTATCCAGGATCATGCTGCGCGCATGGCAAGATTAGCCGCGAGTATGACTCCAATCTGTTCGAAGGAATGCCTCTCTGCACCCACTGTTACATCGTCAGAAAGAAAGCTCTGAAGACGCTGATCGAAACCAACGAGGCGATTTATGCTCCGATTGACTTGCAGATGTATTTCAACAGCAGGCAGCACCTGAACTGCTTCACCATTTTTCCGCGTGTTGCCGATCAAGAGGGTATGATTCTAGCCGACTAAAATATGGGTTCACCATTCAACGGAGACACTTTCATCGAGCAGGAGTTTCTCTACCTCAAGGAACGCTTCGAACTTACCACTGCGGTTGAAACCGGAACGCACGAAGCCGACACAACCGTTTGGTTGGCCAAGAACTTCCTGAAGACCGTCTCATGCGAGCTTAATCACGACTTGGTTGAGAGAGCTAAGGAGAAGTTTAAGCGTGAAAAGCTCCATGTCGAGATGTTCGAGGGTAGCAGCGATGCCTGCATGAACTGGTTCATCCCGCATCACGGGGTTGGACACGACACAATCTTCTTTCTCGACGCGCACTGGAACGACTATCTGCCGTTGCTTGAAGAGCTTGAGGCAATCAATCGGTACGACCTGCATCCGGTAATTGCTATCCACGACTTCAAAGAGCCAACCGGACACCTTGGTTACGACAGTTACAATGGCCATGACATCTGCTTTGGCTACATCAAGGAGAAGTTGGACGCGATTTATCGAGCAAAGACGCTGACGCAAAAGTACGGCTACAGTTACTACTACAACCACCCAAGCCGATGCATAGGCGCTCGGCGTGGAATCATCTACATCCTTCCAAACCGATGAGAGTCGATTTCGAGAACACACCGACCTTCATCATCTCAAAACCTGAGAGCGAGAAGGAGAAGCGATGCGTCAGATACATGAAGTCATTCGGAATTGATGCAGTTCCGATCTATGGCTTTCGCTCGCATAACTGCGGCATCTCGACCGACTACTACCACAGTCGGGAAAAGGAGAAGGTGAAGGTTAAAACCATCGTCGCCGGACTCAGCCACTTCGCTGCATGGTCGGCCATTAAATGGATGGTTGAGGCCAAACTGACCGATCATCGCACCTTTCTGATCGTTGAGGACGACGTTGAGTTTCTTGATAAGAGCTGGAAGGCGTTGGCCAACGATAACCTTCAATTTGTTCCGAACGACTGGCATGTCGTTTACCTTGGAAGCTGCTGCGCTGATCCGATTGAGGATCATGGCTACATTGCCGCCAACCTTTACAAGCTAGTTCGGGGCATGTGTACCCACGCATATCTTGTAAACTATGAGGGGGCTTGTAAGCTCCTCGAAACGAACCAAAAGGTTTGGGGTCCAATCGACATTCAGATGCTGGTTGACTCGATGCCTAGGATGAATTTTTACGGAATTCTTCCAAGATTGGCGACGCAGGAGAACACAAACTTGTATCCATGATGAGAGACATCATCCGAGACATCAGCCTCAAAGCACTCAAACGCTTCGCCAATGGCGGCGATGGTCATGCCGATCTTCTCATGCAGATCGAAGACCTCCGCAAGACGCTGGAAATTCGAACCAAAGAGAATGAGGAACATCTGACCGAGGTTCGCGAGGAGCGCGATCATTGGCTTTCACTGTACGACGAAGTCAAATTCGCAGCCGAGTTTCTAATGAGCTACGCAAAAAATGATGTCCCCAAGCTGGCTGAACAGACTGATTGGGAGGTTGGCAAAATCGTTCTTCCGGCTGAAACCGGGACGTACTACTTCAATCCAGCCATCATGCAGGAGGCAGATGGACGAATCATGCTTTTCGCACGTCGCTGCCGCAACAAGCGCGAGAAGGACGAGGATGTTTACACCGAGAAGAACGACATCGTTGCCTTCGAGCTGAGTAAAGATTTACGAGCCACAAAAAAGTCGATCCTCCAGCTCACCTCGAACTACCCGAACGAGCAGTTCGAAGATCCGCGTGTCGTGAAGTTCGGCGACAAGT